CACGCTCGCGCTCGGCGCGCCGAGCGTCCTGCTGCACCTCCGCCACGTTGATCTCAGTGGTCATTTGGATTTGATCAGTGGGGTCAGTCCGCTCGGCGGTCTGTGCTGTCAGGCTATGGAGGGCCTTGCTAACGGCAGACTTGACCAACTCGGGGTCAATCGTCACGGTCGGCTCTGCCGATGCGGAGGGCTCCGGGGTGGGCTCAGCAGCAGGCTCAGGCTCAGCCGCCGGCTCATCCATGGCGCGGCCCAGGCCTACGGTCTGATCGGCGGGGACGCTGACACTGGAAACCTCCAGGGCCTTCCAGCTGGTCACGTAGAAGTCGCCGCTGCGCTCTTCGATGTCGTCAATGCTGTAGGCGAAGCTGACGTTGCGCACGATGCCGGCTTCGATATCGACGCGGCGGCGGTGCTCTTCTGTTCCACGTTCCGTAGTGTTTGGGCTCCACCGCACCGTGGAGTAGAGACGGCGATCGTCGCCCAGCCAGGCCTTTTCGACAACGCCCAAGACCTTGTTGGGGTCATGCCCCCAGAGCCACGGCGCGCCATCGTTCAGGCGCGACAGGTCCATGGCGCCTTGCTCATGCACCAGGATCTCGCGGCCGAAGAATCGCTCTACGGGCGCCTCGCTAGAAAACGAGAATGTGAGCGTTTCGTCGGTCTTCTCTTCCAGCTGCATGCCGCCTGGCAGCTCTCGCCGCTGGGGGCCTTTGAGTTTCGTGAGATCCAAAGCCGGATAGTCGCTGGCCTCAGGCTACGGATGGGGCGACCGGGGGCTGATCGTCGTCGCCTTGGTCGTCGTTGTCCTCCGGCTCGGGCTGTGGTGTTGCAGGCTTTGGCGCCTCCTCCACGGTGGGCATCAGGCCAAGGGATTCCTTGAGCTGGTTCTCCATGGCGATTTGCGCCATCACCTGCTCAAACTGCTCGCCGCTGTATTCAGTTATCAGCTCGCTGTGAGATTTCAGTAGCATCGCCTTGGCTTTTTCCATGGCGGAAACATCCTTAACTGGGTCCACCCAGTCCCAAGATCTAGCCTGCCAGCGCGGAGCGTTATACCTTTCTGGCCTAGTCCAGTAGTCATTAAAAGCTGGTGACGGCAATTCACCCGCCAGCATTGCAGCGCGTAGCCACTCTTCAAATACGCGCTGGTGGAACACCTCAATGATCGCGCTTTGCACCACCCGCCAGTGGTCGCGATCCTCCAGCACGCTGGTGCGCATGCTGCTGTAGTTCGTGTCGCCGAAATCCTTGCTAATGGTCGCGTAACTACACCCGAACCCAGCCGCAAACCGCCTCGTCAGGTTCTTTACTACATGACTGTACTGGCCGTCGTCAGGTCCGAAGTTCGGCGGTACCGGAACCTCGCCGGGCTCAAGGATGTTGTAGGCGCCGGGCTCAGTGTTGAATAGCCGTTTGCCATCCTCCACCGCATCACCGGTCAGCCCGGCATCGGGCGTCTGAATCCACCCCAGCGATGCCGCCTGGACGCGCTTCCGTACCAGGTGAGCCTTTTCGTATTCAGAAAGCCCATGGACAGTTGTGATCACCGACGCCAACCACGGCACGCCACGGTTCTGCCCGATCCGCTCCGGCATGAACACATGGATCATGTCCGCCGCCGGCACCAGGACGTGCTTCCGCTCTACGCCACGACGGTTCAGGCCCAGCTCCACATCACCAGGGTGGCGGGTCAGGATGGCGTACCGGGTGGGCCTGCCCCATTGGTTGATCTCAACGCCTAGCCGCCATTCGTGGCCAGCGCGATCTGATACCCCGCTCTTGTCCTCATCGAGCTGGTGCGCCTCGATCAGCTCCAGCGCCAGCGGGGTGCGGCCCTGCCCCATCGGCTGCCGCACGATCCTGATCAGGCATTCGCCCGACTCCGGCAGGCTGCCGGCAGCCATCATCTCGAAGCCGTGGAACGACAGCCGGCCCGCCACGTCGCAGGTATCCGGCCGGCACCAGCGGCGCCATGCTTCCCCCAGCAGCCGGTTGCGGCGCACGTCCTTTTCCGTGCCGTTGGCCTTCATGATCTGCCCCTGCATCTGGATCCCGCGAGGCCCCACCACGTTGATTTGCGTGGTCCGCTTGGCCTGGCGGGCATAGGGGTTGTCCCTGACCAGCTGATGGCAGCGGTCGCGCAGCACCGCCAGGCTGACGCGCAGCTCGGCATCAGCGGAGGTGGTCGGCGCCACCAGGTCGTGGAGCAGCCGGTTGCGCCTGGCACCCTCGAACATCCGCTGGCCCTGCTGTCGGCCGTGGCGAGTGGTCAGGATCTGCCGCTGCAGCCAAGATCGAACACCCATCAGCTCACCCCCTGAAACCGCACATAAAGCCGGCGCGGATCGCCGAGGCCCTGCGCGATCATCTCGGCGCGCTTCTCACGGGCGACCTCGGCCTTGAGGCGGTCGCGCCACATGATCAGATCCGGCAGGTCCACCCGGCGAACTTTCCTGCCGCCGGAACCTAAAGAGCCGATCTGATACTCAACCGCACCCGTGGCCAGGGCGCGGATCGCCTCTTCAACGGCCTCTAGATCCTTTTGCGCCTGGCTGCGATCATCGAACGCGCCCGGGGTGCCACTGAAGGCCAGGCTCTTGCGGACGGTCAGGCTGCCGCGGCCAGTAGTGAGCGGGGCGCCGTTGACGGTGCTGACAATCTGCAGCTCCCAGCTGCCGGCTGCCATGGTGGCCGTAGTGGCGGCGCTCAGCTCCACCTTCCAGCCGTCGTCAGTGTCGGTGGCCACTGCCTCGATACCGGCGCCAGCTGCTGCAGCGCGCAGCCACACGGTCACGGCGGTGGCGTCTGGGGCGATGCGGGATTCGATCCAGCTGGTTAGATCGCCTTGGTAGAGCTCGGCCGGCTGGGTCATATCACGCTGAAGGATCGGGCCCGGCGCGGCGCGGGCTCTCCCTTAGAGGCTACGGAGGCCGCCAGTTGTGCCGCCAACTGGTCCCACATGGTGGCGCGGTTGTAGCGGCGCTTGAGCAGCTCCAGCATCGCTAGGCAGTACACCTTCAGGTCAAGCGGCTCGTTGCGGGCGCCGGATGGCTTAACCCATTCCAAGACTTGAAACCCTTTCACGTAGCGCGGCTGCAGCCGCTCACAGGTGAGGCCCTGCAGGTAGTCTTCCGTGGTGGCGTCGTCGAAGTTGATGTAGCCGTCGCCGGGCTCTTCAATCTTGAGGCGGCTGTAGATGGTCCGCTTGATTGCGTGTGTGCCGATCATGTAGAGCGTGACGCCACCCTTCACGGTCTTGCCCCTGAAGGTCACGTCCTGCTTTGAGCCTTTGCCGAGCGGCGGCGCGTTCTTTTGGCTGCTGCCCTTGATGGCCACCACACCCTCTTTGGCGTACCGGCGGCAGTAGTCATACCCCTCACTGGTGTAGTGGCCGCCGGTGTCAACTGCGCAGTGGATCGCCTTCAGTTTGCCGCCGTTTGCGTGCGGCCACTCGATCTCGCGGATCGTCGTCACCTGATCCCAGACGTGATCCTGCCCCGGGTCGCCCTCGATCTTCTGGTGCCAGATCCGCCAGGCCTGCTCAGGCTTGCCGCGGCCATAGCCCCACACAGACACCTCCAGCCAGGTGTCCTGCACGTCCACCGACATGAGCACCGCCAGCACACCATCCGGGCAGGTGCCGTGGCCGTAGCCGCCGACGCGGGCCATCAAGCCATCGGCGCTCACCTTCGCCAGGCTCTCATCCTCCCAGGCCTCAGCGGCCCGCTTGTTCACCCAGCCCTTCAGCAGCAGCGGGTCCGCCTTGGCGCGCAGGAACTCATCGCGGATCTTCTCCCAGCTCAGCCAGCCATACGGCGCATACCAGCCCGGCAGGTGAAAGCCTGCCGTCTCGCCGTCGCCCTTGGCCGTAGGTGTCCAGATTCCGCCGGCCAGCATGGCGGTCTTGTGGTGCTGCGCCACCCGTTCATTGCACAGTGGGCACTGGCACCACACCTCGCCGTCGCGCTTATCCCATACCATGTGCGGCCACTCAATCACGGCATGGCCGCCGCAGCAGGGCATCAGGGCGCCATAGCGGCGGCGGTCGCTGCGCACCTCGAACTCGCTGGTGATCCTGCAGGCGCCGCGGCTGCCGGGGGTGGAGGTGACCAGCGCCTTGCGGTCGGGGAAGTTGGTCTGGCGGGCCTCGGCATTCTCCA